TAAAAGAATATTATCAGAAATTTTTATAATTTAGTGATTTGTAGTAGTTTAGTGATTTGTAGTAGTTTAGTGATTTGTAGTAGTTTAGTGATTTGTAGTAGTTTAGTGATTTGTAGTAGTTTAAGTATTTTTTTTGTAATTTTTTTTTTATAGTAATTAAGTATAAAATGTCTTTGATTCAAGCAACCATTGATGCCTCTGCTCAAGTTGCTGACTTTAGCAACAATCTTGCTCTTAACCTTTTCACACGTGAAACAGACAGAGCCGGAACAGCTTTAGTAGCTCACGCAACAGACAGCTACCTTAACTTTGTTGTCTCTGTTGCTACATTTACAAGTTTAATTACTATAACTGGTGATGGTTCTGGTAACGATAGTGCCGTATTTACCTTTAGTGATCCATCTAACACATTAGGTGGTGCCTGTACTCTTTATGATGTTAAATTCCCTTCTGGTGCTATTCCCCATAATACTATTAACATTTCTGATTTCGTTACTCTTGATAACCAAGGCGTTCAAGAAAAAAAAATAACCTTTAGTGGTACTGGTGTAAACGGAGGAAGTTCTGATGGTACTCTTGATGCCAGTGCTGGTACTATTCAATTATCCGTTACTTATTCAACAGACTCTTCATCTACCGCTGTTTCTACAAACATTAGTTATGAAGTTGCAAATAGCGTATCTATTATAGCTACCAAAGAAGATAACGTGTTAGCTGCCGATTCTATTGCTTGGGACAATGCACCTACTCCAGGTCAAGCTGATGCCGATGTTCTTGAAACACAAGGTAAAGGTTTTGGTGCCTTTTCTGGTGATAAATTAGTCACTGCTACTGTAAGCGACGTATCAATTAATTCTAGTGTTCTTACAGCCGCTATTCAAAATCTTCTTGATATTAGTGGTGCCGGCTATGCTGATGAAGATGAAATTGCTAGTGTTCGCACTGCTCTTAACGATTTAGCTACTGATTCATCTGGTGCTACCTTTAAAGGTTTACTTGGTGGATCTGGATCCGTCACATTAACTATGAATACAGAATTAGCTGGTAATTCACAAAATAAATCTGTCACACTTACTCCACAAATCTTCTTTCACCAATATAAAACAAATGGTGCCACTTTAGAAGCATCAACATAACTATCTAATTAATTTATAGCTTTTAAATATTTAAAAAAATATAAATTATAAATTATAAATACACTTAAATTCTAGTGTTAAACTGTAATCCATATTATTATTATCAATAACTTCAAAATTATCATTTAAAATTTGAATTTGTAATCGTTTAATATCAACTGGTCCAAAATACTCTCTAGCCTTATATTGTAAATCAGAATTATCATTAAAAATAATTTCATTTGTAGCTGCAGGTTGCTGAATTCTAGCTAATATATTATATTTCATTGGTCCAGACCAAAATGGATTAACATATACTTCTCCATTGTTATTGTTAAAATCATTAACTAATAAATTTATATTTCGTGTGCCTGCAGTATCATATATTCCTTCAGGAACATATCTTTGTAATCCACTATAAGAATCTTTCCTATATCCTAACATCCAACCTAAATTATATTTGATGTCTCTATTTAAAAATTTAACTGAGTTAAAGTCTAATGCAATAGTATCTCCTGCAGCAATTCCTGCTGTTGTTAATTCAATAATAAATTTGCCATATTTTGAATTAAATTCAACTCCAACATTTCCATTAAAAGGTGGATCATAAAAAACACCTGTTCCTGCAGTACTATTATATAAATAATTTTTTAATTCATCCGCTGTATAATTACCTTGTAATATAGTAATTAAAGTAGATGTTCCATTATAAATTATACTAAAAGTGTTTGTATCTAATGTTTCTGATAAATTATAATTTGTAACTGGAAATTCAAAAGAATTTAATTTCATGGATACTACATTTTTTATTGTGTCTGGTAATTGAATTGAAAAATCAGTACTTTTTGTAGTATTATAGTCTAGACGATACCTAGTATCAATAGGAAATAATTTAGTTATAATTCGTTTTTTAACTGGATTCATTTCCCCTCCAACATATTCCTGATTAAAAGTAGGAAGAGTCTTTAAATCTTCATGGATAACAACAGGTCTTCCTCCATCTGTATATACATCAGATTTTGGTAATTTTAAATTTGGCAGTGTCTTTTTTAAATTTTTTTCTTTTTCTTCTTCTTCTTGTTTTTTACGTTGTATTTCATAGTCTGTTAACTCCTTTTTTAGCAATTTTTGTTTCATATCAAAAAAAAATTGTAATATATTTTGATTAACTTGATATTTTTGTGTATAACCATCTAATAAAGCACCAATAGCTTGTGTTACTTTTTCTTCATTAATAGGTTGTTGTAATCCAAGTAATTTTATGAGTTCTTCTTTAGTATATTTGTCGATGTTAAGATCTAATTGAGAATTCATGTTATTTATGATATATATATATTATTTAACTATTTAACTTAATAAAAAATATGTAAATAAATTTTTAAAACTATTTTCTGAATAAATATTTTTCATATACCATTTTTGTCCGTTTTCGGATAATTCATTCCAAATTTCTTTTGATGTATTTTGGATAATATGACTAATGTTTTCTATTGAATCAACAGAGAGAAAATGTATATTTTCTTGCAATGGATTCTCAAAAGACTTAGTATTTACTTGATTTTTAATAATAATAGGAACAGTACCTACAGCTAAATATTCCATAAGTCTATGACTATTTGTTGAAGATTCTTTACAACAAATACCATATTTTGCTTTTGCTATTTCAAATAGATAACTATCATAATCTAACATATTATTAGATGAATCCCATAGTTTTATGTTATCAACAATATTTATAAGTTGTTTTCGTTCTTCGTATTTTGAATTTCCAATAAAAACAGAATTTATCGTTTTTTTAATATTCTTATTAGAATAGTTAATAAAATCTTCAACTTTATCTGCATGTTTTGGCCAGTAGATCCAAGGACTATATGTAATATTATTATTATTTAATATTGATAAATCGTCATTATAAACATCAAGAGTTCCAATTAGTATTTTTTTATTAATTATATTATTTAAAAAATAATTATTATTTGGATAATTATATAAAATTACATCTCCAATTTCAAAATAGTTACTTTCAAATTCGTGGGTAAAAAGTATAATATCAGTAAATTTTTTATTCCATAATCGTATTAAATTATATAGACCATAATCTTTGTCATTAAATATTGGTATAATATTGTTTTTTGGTGGTAAATTGAATATTATTTTTTTATTATTTTGTAAATTTAATAATCTATAAAATTTTTTATTAATATTAATTAATAATTTTATTAAAGCAGAATTTGCTTTATGTATATTTGCGTCATTAATATTATTTACAATTGAAATACTGGAGAGTGTTTTGCCTTTAAATAATAAATCTTTATTATTATATGTAATATTATTGTAATCTAAATTATTATTTTTTCTAAAAAAATCTAATGTTGAAACATGATTTTCCTTTGGCAAATAATAAACAAAATTTGGATGTTCCGTTAATAAATTTAATTTTTTAACCATTAAATCACAATAGATGTTTATAAATAATTCATTATTTTCAAAATCATTATCTTCAAATTCATTATCTTTTTTTTCAATAATAAAATTTTGAGAACTATCACAAGAATTAATTTGAATTTTATATATTTCAATTGCTTTATTATAAATTATTTTTTTCCATTTATTTATTGTTTCAATCGAATCAATCAAATATAAATTATGAGCTACATCATTAGAATCTAACATTTTAACTGCTGCTAATTTATTTTTACATTCATCAAAATTAATGTGAAATTTATTAAGAATAATATTAAAATTATCTAAATACATAGTATTTTTATTTTCTTCAAGAGCTTTCTCAAATAAAAGAAAGGGTAATCTAAAATAATCAATTCTGTATTTAAAATTTTCTTTTGTTTTACTAAAAGTATCTGTTAAAATATCAAGATAATTAATATTAATTGTAAAATTAAAGGGAATTTTATTTACAATAGTTTTGAAATAAGTATCACATAAAATATATACACTTGAATTTGGATAAATAATATTAATGTTTAATAATAATGCTATTACTTTGTTTTCATTACCAACAGGGCATATAATAGAAAAACTTTCTATCATTTGTAATAAAGAACAGAAAAATATTTTTATACTTATATATTAATTATGACAAAGATAAAATCACTAGTTGATCCAACATTAAGTATAAATAGTTATAAAGTTCAACACACAAGAACAAATATTGCAACTAGTCAAGAATCAGTAGATACTGCAAATACTAATATATATTTAAAAAAAATTTTAGATGAGTTTGTTTTACCATTTCGTAAGGGTTCATTCAACGAAATCGACCCATATTTAAAATTTTCAAAGTATTTACAAGCATTACAATATACCAAAAAAACTAATATATGTCATAAATTAGCTGTAGAATCTATGGCTGCGGCGTTAAATGCTAAAAATATTTATTTTAATTTTACTATTCAAAAACATAAAAATTCAAAATTATCAAAAGAAATAATGGAACTTCAAGGAACAATTAATGAATTAAATAGAAGATTAAGAACTTTTGATGATGCATTTTTAAATTCTACTTTTTGTATTAAAATTTCAGCTACTGCATCAGTAGATACGTTTAATTTATTACCTTACTTAGCTCAAAAAAATATATATTTAGGTTGGTATTATTATTTTAATACATATGATATATCTGTTGGAATTGATCCTGACGAATTTTTACGCATAAAAAAATTAGTAGATGCTATGGGTACAACAAATTTGCCAGGTAAAAATTATTCTGAAGCATTAAGAGTATTATTAGTAACAATAGAACAAGATTCTCATCATTAGTGAAAAATGCTTTTTTCCCTACATCGTGTAAGGGAATTTTAGAAAATAATTTATTAAAAAAAATTTCTATGCTATCACGTTTTTTTTGAAAAGTATTTTGAAAATTTCAATTTGGACAAAAAAAAAATGTCCAAAATAAAAAAATGAAAAAACTTTTTGGAAAAAACTCGCCAATTTGCTTTTTTGTTTTTTTCAACATTTGTGATGATAAATGCTAACAAAATAAAATATTGTAAAAATACAAAAAATATTTTTTTCCAAAAATCAATGAGTTTTTACTTTAGCATATTTTTTGTTATCATTTATATATATGCAAAAATATGCACCAAAATTTTATTGTGAAAAATGTGATTATAAATGTAGCAGAAAATTTCTATGGGA